AAATCTATCAATTATTTGGTATCAATTACTACAACCAAAATTCCTAACGCTAAACCGCATCTTGTTCGGTGTCCGGCTGATCAGATTCAGCAACTTATGTTTGAATTTCCTAATTCCGTTTTTCTCGTTCAAGAGTTACCGGATTTCGTATCGCATCCGGAACTATCCGAAAATGAAGGCTCAAAACGTTAAACTTTCTAATTTTCAACTATATGTATAATCATTTAAATTTATCAATTTATGAACGCTCAAAAAAAGAAGAACCTCGTGAAGTGGCTTACCTATATACTTACTGCTATACTTGGTGCCCTTGGTGGTAATCAACTTCCGCTCTAACATCATTCTCTATTCATAGTTATTTTTGTTTTCCTATTTGTTTATGGACTTGAACCGCGTTATAAAATCACTTTCATTTTGTCAGTCTCCGAGGTATGTGTATACTTCCATTGGGCAGCGTGTTTTGGTAAAATGCGGTTCTTGTCCTCTTTGTTTAACTGCTAAATCCGCTAAATATACGCAGTTGTGCGAGTTAGAGGAGTATAAATCCAAGTATTGCGCATTTGTCACTCTCACCTATCGTGATGAGGATATACCTAAATGTGTGTTTGATACTGCATTCATGCACTATAACTATTTTGATGGCGATGACAACTTTTCGTCTGTTGTTTGTCCGATTCTCTCTCTTTGTTCTCGCGATGAAAACTATAACGAGTTTATCGGCGAACAATGGTTTGATGTTGATAAACCTCTTTCTCCTCAAATTCTTGACGCTTACAAGCGCACTTGTCCGCGCTCAAAATACAATTATCATAAATTTATCGGTTCTTGCATCACTACTGATGATGGTGTCTCTTGCTTCGGCTATCTTCTTCGCTCTGATGTCACTAACTTTCTAAAACGAGTTCGCTCCAAATGTTCATATTATCATGATGAAAAAGTACGTTTCTACCTTTGCGCGGAGTATGGTCCTAAAACCTATCGTCCGCACTTTCATGTCCTCTTCTTTTTTGACTCTCCGCAAGTCTTTAGAAAACTCCGTGCCTATTGTTCTGAGAGTTGGAAATATGGAAATTGTGATTACTCAATTTCCCGTCATCAGTGTGGTTCATATGTTTCGTCATATGTCAATAGTGCTGCCGACCTTCCTTCTCGTTATAAAGGTCGTACCTTACTTAAAACTTTCTCCTCGCATTCAAACTTTCTTGGTTCATCTTTTTTCCGTTCTCTTTCGCCTTTTCTCCTTGATTATTCCTCCAAAGTATATGGTACATTTGTTGAACGTATCTTTGGCAAAGAGCGGTCTATTCCCCCTACCTTGTCGTATTATTCTTCCTTATTACCCAGACTGCCGTATTCAAGTTCACATAATGATAGAGAAATATCTCAACTACTTAACTCTGTTTCATATCTATTCAAAAAAACATGCTTAACTCTTTCTGAATTGTCCGAGCAAATTCTTAACGCTTGCCCTCGCAATATCTATTACTATTATATCCAAAAAGTCAAGGCTTATTTAAATATACCGGATATAAATTACAATACTGATTACTGCCTAATGTACAAGACTTATAAATCACGCTTGTATACTCTTTTGCTTCAGTGTCGGAAACTTTTCACTTCGTCACTGCTTTCTTCATGCTCTTCTGTTTCGTCTAAATACTCTCTCTATTGTGAAATCGTGTCTAAACTTAAACTTTCTTCGTTACGCGAGTTCTATTCGTCCGTTTCTGTTCTCTCTGCTTCTGATTTGGCTGATAAAGTCCCTTTTCTATATCGGCAATCTCTTGACGTTGATTCCTACGGGTCTTCCCCCTTAATTCAAAATCAAATATCATCTAAAACACTTCATTTTAACGATTCTAAAAAGCATAAAGTCCAAAATGATTTGTATAATCTTCTAATTGCTTCCTAATCATTATAAATCTACAATCTATTTATTATGTCAAAAAATTCACTTTTCACTCTGAAAAACACTCGTAATCATGTTTCCCGTAATGGCTTTGACTTGAGTAACAAAAACTCTTTCACGGCTAAAGCCGGTGAACTTTTACCTGTGTATTTTAAAAATGTACTCCCTGGCGATAAGTTTAAATGCTCGGTTCAGCACTTCACGCGCACACAAGCCGTTCAAACTGCTGCTTTCACCCGTTTTAAGGAGGAATTTTCATGGTATTTCGTACCATATCGTCTTATGTGGCGATATTTCCCCTCTGTGATTAATCGCCTTGGAAATCAGACGAATAGTGCATCGTCTTTGCAACAATCGCCTAATGTCGGTACGGATGTTCCGTATTTTACGCTTTCTTCGCTTTGTTCGCCGGACACTACGAGCGTTCTTGGTCAGATGTGTTCATCTCATGGTGTCGGCTTGAAAAACGTAGTCGGTTTTCAGTTCGCGAATACAACTGCAAAACTGCTTTCTTATCTTGGGTACTGCTTCATTTCCGATGCTTACGTAGATGACCTTAAAAAAACGCCGTCACAAGGTGGTCACACTCTCACACCTCCTTACCAAGAAGACATGAAAGTCTCCCCGTTCCCTTTGCTTGCTTACCAAAAAATCTACATGGATTACTATCGTAATACGCAGTGGGAAAACAACAATCCGTCAGCGTTCAATGTTGATTACGTTGGCGACCCGTCCAACTCTATGCAAGACCCGTTCATTTTCTCTAAAGGCGTGCCTACTGCTCAAACTGCTACAGACGGCTTTTACTCTAACGGCATGTTTACTCTCCGTTATAACAATTGGCGAAAGGATATGCTACAAGGCATTTTGCCGTCTACGCAATACGGCGATGTTTCTATCGTCACTACTGATTCCGGTGACGCTCGTTTAAATGGCAATCTCCGTGTTCCGGCTATGGCTACTGAAGTCCATGTCGGTGCAGACCAACAACCGGTATACACTAAGAATGCTACTGAAATTGTAGGGTCTATGATTGCCGACCAAGATGGCAATCGTTTTGACTCCGGTAAACTGTTACAGATACGTACGCCCGTTACTACCGGCACTGCTACTATGACCGCAAAACTCCAAACTACCTTTGATGTACTGCAACTTCGCAAAGCTCAGGCACTGCAAAAACTTAAAGAAATCACACAAGCGCATGACCTTACAATCAAGGAACAAATGTATGCGCATTGGAATGTAGATGTGCCGGACGTAATGTCGCAAGAATGTATCTATCTTGGCTCTTGCACAAACAATATAGATATAAATGAGGTAGTTAATCAAAACCTCTTCGGCGCTGATGATAATGGTAAAGCCACTATCGCCGGCAAAGGTGTCGGTTCTGATTCTTCGTTCTGTTGTGATTTCAACGCAAAGGAGCATGGCATCATAATGTGTTTGTACACTTGTACTCCTCTGCTTGATTACGAGAACATCGGTACAGATATGCAACTTGTGCAATCTGATATTAGTGACTTCCCTACTCCTGAATTTGATAGACTTGGCTTGGATGTTCTTCCTTTCTATGCTCTTCAAAACTCAACCGCTACCCGTGTGCATTGGTCTGGCTCTCTCGGATATACATCACGCTACATTGATTACAAAACGTCATTTGATAAGGTTAACGGAGGTTTTCTCGTTGGTGACCTTACGACTTGGGTCGCTCCCGTTAGTCGTGGCTATTTGGATAAATTCCAAAGTGGACCACTTGACTATCGTTATTTTAAAGTAGCGCCGTCCATTCTCAATCCGATTTTCGGTTTTGAAGCCGATAGCGCCGTTACCTCTGACCAATTGCTCGTTAACGCTAATTTCGATGTAAAAGTTGTCCGCAACCTTGATTTTAGCGGAATGCCGTACTAAATCTGAACTCACTTGTTAAGGTTTTGGCGTATAGCTAACTACCTATGCGCCAGCCTTTTATAATAAAAATCTAAACTCACACTTTAAATTTCATCATCATGCTTAGTCCAAAAGTAACAATTTGTAAAACTTGTGTAACTCTTCATAATGACATCCCGTCTTGCACTCAACTCTTTCAACCGCCTGTCTATGAGGAACTCTTGTATGCACACGATGATAAAGGCACTTTGTGCAAGGTGTCTTCTGATGCGCTCTTGCTCAATGCCGAACGGCTTGGCAACCTCCTCGGCGCTGATACCGCTCGCGCCGTTATTGACGGCATGCGCGATTCACTCGCTCGTCCCTCTGTGTCTGACGGCGATTCGCTCACCGATGAGCAAATCATAGATTTCATTCGCGATAGAGGTATTCAGTCGCGTTCTGAGATGAAAGCGTGGATTGATGCTCTTGACTCACGTTCTACAGACATCAAGGACTATTTTGCCTATCTTAAGATGCAATCAGCACTTAAAGATGAGCCTAAAGAGCCTAAAGAGCCTACAGAGCCTACAGAGCCTACAAAACCTAAATCTAAATAAAAACTATGAAAAACACCGCGGGGTTTTAGGGGGCGCGTAGCCCCCTATCTCCTCGTTTCTTTTAATTAATACTTGCTAATATGTCTACATTTGGTGAAGGTATGACCGCCGGTCTTTTTGGTACAATCTCTAATGCCATTGGAAGCGGTATAAATTTCGGTCTTAATAAACGTACGATGCGCGAGCAAAACAAATTCAACGCGCAACAAGCCTATGTGCAACGGCAATGGCTTGAACGTCAGTGGCACGCTAATAACTTTTGGAACTCTCCGGCTAATCAAAAGCGGTTGCTCGTGGAAGCCGGTTACAATCCGTATATGCAAGGCGAGATGCAAGCCGGTCAAGCAACCTCCGGTTCTCCCTCGTCTGCTTCTTCTGTTGGCGCTCTTCCGGCTAATTTCAGTCTCGGTAACGATATGGCATCCTCGCTTAATCAAGCGTTTCACGATAAGCGCATGGCTAACGTAGCGTTTGAACAACAACAACGTGAGCAAAATTTTACGCGTCCCGTTGTTGAGGCTAATGCGCGGTATTTGGATGCGCTTGGCAAAGGTATTTCTATTGACAACCTTAATAAACCTCTGCAACAACGTCTACAAAATGAGTATTTGGATGCTATGCGAGCATACCAAGACACTGCCCGCCATGGTCTTTATTTGCAACAAACTTTGCAGATACCGCAAACAGTTGCGAATATCATTGCAGATACAGACCTCAAAATCAGTCAAAACGCTATTAACCAACTATCTGTGCAAGAAAAACAAATCTTGCTTAAGTATATGGACGCTGAGCAACTCGCATCTATTGCGGTGCTGATTAGTCAGAGACGCTATAATGATGTTCAAAGCTCACTCGCAGCCGTAGAGCGTGATATTAAAAAGGAAGATTTAAAACGTTGGCAGCAAACTACTTCCGATTGGATTCGTCGCACTAATTCTGAATCCCGTTATTGGTCTTCTTTCTATGGTTTGTTTCCTGATGCTGATATTACACAACAACGTGGTAGTCAAGATTATCAAAATAAATATAATAATGATTATATGAATTGGTTTGATAGAAAATATCCTTTTGTTGATAGTAAAATTGGTGCTTATAGATATGGTATGCCTGGTTCTGCCGTGCCTATCTATAGATATACCACTCCTACTAATGATACTGATTATAAAGATAGACGTTCTTGGCAAAATTATGTGGATTGGATGTATTTTAGATAGCGTGTAGCGATGAAACGGGCGTAACCGCCCGTTCCTCTTCTCTCGTCATATATAGGCAAAGTGACAGAAGTCACTTTGTCTATATTAATAAACTACTAAGCGATTCACTTTAAGCTTTTAGTATGTTTATGAATTATGTCTGTGAACTATGTTTTTAAACATATAAAAAAATATTGCATATCTGCTTTTTTGTGTGTAATATTGCAGTCGTAAAAAAAATGTGCTATGTTGGGAACTACTATATTTGATATGTTTTTTATCATCCTGTTGCTGATTTTGTGTGTCGGTGTGATATACGCTCTTATTCGTTTTATCCGAAAAATTATCAAATAGTCTATTCAACATACTACAAATTATAGGAAAAACGAAAAGCTGGAAAAAATATGCCTTTTTTAGATCAAATGAGACATATTCAACATGCCAGCATATAACCATTGCGACTTCTAAACACCAGCGGTTTTATAACACATCAAACTGGAGCGGCTATATCTGCCTCGTAAAAAACTAGAATACAAACTCAGCGGCATAAGCTGCCTCTCGGCTTATGCCAAATAAGCATTGGAGGGCATTGAACCTCATCCGAGCCATATCGCACATGGCAAGATTTACAAATGGAAGCGTTAAAGCAAATACCAATCTAAGAGATTCCGCCTTCAAAACACAGCCATGCGTGAAGGATAAAAACAGAGACGTTTTAAGCTATTTTTTCAGATAATACTCCTCAAAACTGTTATCTGTAAAAAACACGACAATCTTTGAAATCTTCTTTTCTTGCGGCAACTGGTTGACAATAGGCATATTCTGAGCAATTGACCTGGACTCTACACCCTTGAGAATCTCATTTTCCACAGGATTTGGACCGTCATGCGGGAATAATAGATTCTCACACGCTTGATCAGACGCGCAAAACTTAGGTTTTTCGCCTTCGCCAAACAATAGCCACATCATTGGAATTTCCGGATATGTTTTATGAATAACAGAAATCACATCGTCACCAATTTTTTTGTTTTTTCCACTCAGCATTTGTGAAATTGTAGGACGTGGTATGCCACAGGTATCCGCAAATTGAGATCGAGTCAAATTGCGTTCTTCTATAAATGAATTTATCCGGTCTATTATGTTGTCTGATTCGTTCATTATTGTTCAATTTTCTAAATACAAAGGTAGAAAAAACTGTTTTAAAATCCAAATTCAGGATTTAGTTTCTTAAATTTAGAATTGCAAATCCAACTGTTCCAATATACGAATCGGCGCAACAGCATAATCTGCGCGACATAAACAGACACTTCATATTTATATTATTTATTTATTGCAAACCAAATCATTACACATATCTGTTCTTAATGGCAGCTATTAGATGATATTCTTTTCCATATCCTAAATCTTTACTTTTGGTTTTACTCTATACATATTCTGATTTATAACATATTATGATAATAGCTAAAATTTGTTTCCACTCTACTGTATGCCCATTTCATCTTCCCAAATCATGCACATTATCCATCTGCTCCCAATAGCTTTTGAGTATCACTGCTATGCTTTTCCAAATTTTAATTTAAGAAATGAAATCATCAAGATGTAACAACACATCAAATCGCCTCAAATTATCCTCTATCCTATCCCCTCCCAGTTTTGGCTCCACCAATTCTCCCCTACCACATTTCAAAAACTTTTAATTTCCAAGCACTTAACCTTTCTCTGTTAAATGTTAGAGGCCTTCAGATTTTAAAATTCTGCAGGCCCTTTAATAATTACTCAGAATCCGACAACCTAATTTGCATTAACTGAATGGTTGTTTAGTTTTTCTGATATTCTTCATCCTAAATTTTGGAATCTCAAAATCTTTCATTTTCTTTGCGCATACTGGACCACCTCTAAATCTGTCGCGCTCCCACTAAAATGTTCTGCCAGTTCTCTGAATGCGACTCTGTGCGTGATATCTCCAATTGGCGGAATTCAGCCAATGGCAACAGTAGCTTATCAGAATGCAAAAAGGAACAGTACCGTGTTCCGACGACTATACACTGCTTACTCATTTTGGACAGCAGGCGATATGGCAACGCACCAAATTCCGTTTCAAGATGCCAACCAAATGGCTGGGTTCATCTACCATCACGCTGATATGTCGCTCTACGAATGGCACATTACACAACAAAGAAAGGGACAGTCCTCTTCCTGTATTCGTAAACATTACCGATGGCAAATGCGGTGGCAATAGGGGCGCTTTGGATATCCCCGTTTCACCTCATTCTGTAGTCATTGCAGATCGTGGCTATTGCGATTTCTCCCTTCTTGACAATTGAGACAACAGGAATGTGTTTTTTGTTGTCAGACACAGGGACAACCTGCACTCACAAATAGAAGAACGTTTATTGCCCGAAACGAGGGCGCAAAATGTGCTCATCGACGAGATTATTGAGCTGACAGGTGA